ACGGGAGCCAAGATATAAGGCATATCGCCTAAATGTGTTTTACGTGCTTCTGTCGTTGCTGATTTGATGCGTCCAATAAATACGCCTTGGTCAGGTCTCAAATAGTCAGTAGCAGAGGTGAAGTATAAATTAATTGTATATTCTGTAGCGCCACGAGATACTGTATAAATATCTTCGACAAGCGCTCCATCTCCACCGACACTGTCGATAAGCAAGATTGCACTGTTGGTGCCTGATACGTTACCAGGTGTTGTTGCATTCTTTGCCACTTTACGGTCGTTCATATCGACAACCTCGTGCATGACGCGGTCTACGAGAAGTGGTTGCTTATTAGTTGATGTAGTAGCCATTGTTATAAATAATTAGGTTGTCTGTCCAGTTGTTGTGTTCATGCCGCCGCTCAGCGGAGGAGCTTCTCCAGGCACACCTACGCTTTGATTGAGCTGAAGAGATGCAGGGGATTGCTGAGGCACACCTCGGCCAACATCACCGGGAATTGGCTGGTTTGGCATGCCGATGATACCCATGTACTGGTTTGTGAATAATCCACGCTGCTGAGCGTCTTTACCTAAACGCAGCCCTTCCATGCCCTCTTCCATGCTGCTGCTGGGTTGCTCTTGTAGTCCGTACTTAGCGTTTTTGTTGAAGCCTCTTCCAGTCGTGTATCCCTGCCACTCAGGACTCACTGGCACCTGTTTAGGGTCAATAGGTACACCCATTTGCGCATAATTCTCACGAGCATCATCGTAAGGATTAGAGCTGCTTCCATCCAGACTTGGCATCTGTGGAAGTTGAGCTTGGTTCCAAGTGAAGTTGTTAGTCAGATTACCCCGACCTTGAGGTGCACTAGGAATAGGCTGAGGCTGTAAACCTCCAGGAGCACCTGCATGGGTCATTTCACTCATGGATTGACCCATGTTGTCGCCCATTGCTTCGCGTCGAGCTTGCTTTTTCTGGTCCATCAGACTTGTCTCCTGTTATAGCCTAAGAATTGCTGAGCAGCACCGGCGTACATATTCATCCTCTCTGCTAGTTTATCAGTATCTAGTTCTGGATGTGTGCTACCTGAAACGCCTAAATCAACTGAACCAGTTGTTGAAATTTCAGTGCCTGATGGAATATTGCCTGGCGCATCGCTTGCTGTGAAGCTCTGGTCTGCAGGTCCTCGCATTAATGAACCACCGACAGTTTTCCGAGGCACTCCGTATCTCCCATCTCTGCTATCTTTAATCATTTGAGCAGGGCCTTTACGCATAAGCTCATCTTGTTCAGCTTGTGCTTGGGCACGCAGAAGTTCAGATTGATACGCACCTTCTTGGTCCCTGTATTTAATATTTGTATGTGTACCAATTGTCATAGCGCTATTCAGAAGTCCTAAATATATTCTACAATTATCTCCAGGATTGACTTAAGACTATACGTGAACCTACTGCAGTATCAGCTGGGCCAGGAACGGCCATAATGAATTCTGCACCAGCACGCTCAAATGCGTAACGACGTACTTCAGGTCTACGATAGTTAGGAACATACAGCGTCTCCGCTAAACGGTCGCATTCACGTAAGTAGATTTCTCTAAAATATTCGTCACCCTTTAATGGGTCGGACGTACTAATTGTACGTTGTACATCACCAGAAATAACTTCTTGTCTTGAGAAGTTGACGATACTACTTCCGTTAGGGTCAAGAATATCGTCGGGGAAATAAGCACTGACTTGCCATGCATTATCGCAGCGCTTGAGATGATAGATGACTTGCTGATACCAATACTCGTCAGGTATCAGTGACATTGCCTCTTCTAGTCTTGAGCGGTCACCGGCAGGGATTTGTGAACCGGAATTAAATCCAAGGTGAAACCTAGTCTTAGATTTACTGTAATCGTCTAGTTCCATTAGAGGTATTGCGATTGATTAGAGTAAGTGTCTCCGAGTAGTGCGGCTAACTTACGAGTGTCGCTTTCGGTCAGCTGTCTGGTTTGCATTGCGCCAAGCAGTCGTCCAGCTTCACTCTCATTGGTAAACATCATTCGTGTACCAAATCCAAGTGCACCGCCTAAAATTGCACCTACTAATCCACCCGCCATTCGTGGGCCTGGTTTCAAAATAGTCTTGTATTTATTACTCAGAGTTCTGCTTAAACCCTGCTGTGTTGCCATCAAATCTTTGCCACGATTAATGGCATTGCCTAGCATGTGCACAGGCTGTCCAGCAACAACACCCATCAAGGCTCCACCGCCAGCTCCTAGTAGTGAAGCCTCTGCCGCATTTAACTGATTTTCTTCATCAGCTGCAGCACGCGCTAGCAGTACCTTCTCTACTGTTGTCATCTCACTTGGACGTAGTTGCTATTACTAGTTTAACTAATGAAGATTAGGTCCTCTTCAATTAGCTTCTCCCAGTTAACACGAGGAATGTTGTCCAGCTGCTTAAGGTTTGCAAACCGCTCACCTGACAGTGACATACGCAATTCAACAATTCTCTTTGCAGTTGAATATCCTACGCCAGGTAGACGCTTCTGAATTTGCTCAGCAGATGCAAGGTTCAAATTCAATCGTCTATCTTCAATAGGCACGACATTTTTAGGTGCCTCTTCTTCAGGCTCGATTTTGATTTGCGGTGCCTCAACTTTGGTCAGCCGTCCTTTATCTTTGTCATAAGGCACAAGCTGTTCCAATGTCAGATAACTAATATTGCCAGCAGCATCGCGGACCATTGCAAACTCTTTATCGTGTCTACTAATGAATTCGACTAATTTACCTGTTCTCTGGTCTTGAAATAGATTACTCATACTTGTGGTACATCTAGCGCTATTCTACAACTAATTATAGACACAAAAAAAGCGCCCCGTAGGACGCTTCTTTCGATGACCGATATTATCAGTTGGTTGTTTGACCAGCTTCAATCGGGTAGGGCAGATGAACATCATCTGCATCCGGACCGGCTGCATCCATGTAGAAGCAGACTTCAACCAGGATTGCGGATTGACCAGCAGTCGGGTCAGCCTTAGAGCTGCCTGTACCGCCACCGCAGTAAGGGGTCGGTGTCAGAACACCAACGCCAACGGTCGCTTGAACCGGAGTGTCAGCACCCAGAGCAGTAGGACCATCCAGCAGCTGTTGAGCAGCTGAGAACTCACCAGACTCAGGGAATTCACCGTTAACGGCAGTCAGGGTTGCGATGGGAGTGACGCCCTTGACAGCAATTGTCTCAGAGCCAGCACCAGCCAGGTTCACCACGCTGACAGCTGTGCGGTAGACATAAGCACCAGCGGGGACCACGAGGTCGCGGTCGAGGCGGGGCTTGTCATCTTGACGCAGGTCAGGCGACAGGATTTTGACGTCGTAGTCACCAAGGGCCACTTGACCATTTGCATCGAGGGGTTCAGCAGTTGCAATTTGCGGAGCAAACAGAACAGCACCCACTTGACGGAAGAACTGATAGCCGGGCAAGGCAGTAACGCCTTGGTCACGGTAAGAGTTCAGGTGAGCGACGTAGTTGCCAGGGAAAATCACATTGTTCCAAGGCTTACGTGTTGCGCTATCGAAATTAAAAGCCATTGTTAGTTACCTCCTATCAGTAAACGAAAGAGTAACCAACCGTGATGAAGTCCTTATTCAGAAGCTCAAAACCGGCAAACAGAGACCAGATCATGATAATAAAACGAGAGAAGTCGTCGTTGTTATTCAGCAGGATTTGAGCGTTGTTACCACCGATACCCACACCAACAGCCTGAGGACCGAAGAAGATGAGCTGAGCTGCATCGTAGTCAGCAGCGCTGCTGCTGCCAGCATCGGTAATCACCAGGTTGTAGGAAGTTTCCGGGAGGTTGGTGGACTCGAACCAACGGACGCCCTCAAAGAGGAAGCCAGTCGGCATAACGGGTTGACCAGCCACGAAACCAGCCTGACCGTATGCAGGACCCATGCCAAGGTAGAAGTTGGCATCAGGGTGCATATGAGGCTGCATGGGGTTGACCATGCCAGTGCCAGGGTAACGAGCGATTTCACGGAAGTCGCTGTTCTGACGCAGGTGCATCATGGCAGTGGGGTCACAGATGCATCTGTAGTACCCATCAGCGAACGTGGGCACGTTCCGCTTACGCATGTCCTTAACCACTTCCAGCAGGTCAGTGGTGACATCGAACTTGGCGCTATCGCCAGGAGCGTAAGTAACACCGAGGGTGCCGCCGGCACCATCTTTCTCTTGACGACCACGCAGGTAGTAACCGCCTTGAACGTCTGTAGCTCAGCCGCAAGCTTCAGCTTTCAGCAGTTCATTAGCAAACACGCGGTCGCGCCAGCGGCGGTAGTCATCGAGCAG